AGGCCCGGGAATGGGACCGGAGGCATGACGCATGGGGCAGACCCAAGCAGACATCGAATGACTTCTTCCACGACTACGAGGCGAGCGCCGCCCGGAGCATTGAGCGGGAGGCGATCCGACTGGCCGAACGCAAGGCCGCCCAGGCGCGGATCAATGCAGCAGTCGAGCAGATCGGCGACTTCTTCGGCCTTAATGGAAATGTTTCTAACAGTCCCTTGCACGGGACAATCGACGCACAAGGGGTGAATATGAACGCAACGACTGAGCTGGCCACCGTGCCGCCAAAGGAAACCGCGCTGGCCGTCTATAGCGCAGCAAACGGGCTTGACCCATGGCTCGAACAGATCCGCGCCGAGGTCGACAAGTTCCTGTCGGTTCTGCCGGACCTGACCACCAAGAAAGGTCGCGACCTGTATGCCTCAATGGCGCACAAGGTTGCCAAGTCGAAAACGGCGCTGGATGCCGTCGGCAAGGAGCTGTCAGCCCAGCAGAAGGAAGTCCCGAAGCGCATCGACGCCGAGCGTAAGCGCGTGTGGGACAAGCTGGAATTGTGGCAGAAGGAAGTCCGCAAGCCGCTGGACGACTGGCAGGCAGCCGAAGACCGAAGGATTGACGCTATCAAGGCGGACATCGAGAAGATCAGCGATCAGGCGATGAACCTGGATGGCGTCACCGCCGCCGACCTTGATGAGCGCATTGCAAGGGTTGAAGCGATCACCATCGAGGACAAGTGGGCAGAGTTCCAGCTGGACGCGGCGAAGGCTAAAGATTCGACGCTGGCCACGCTGCGCAACGCGCTCACCGCTCGCAAGCAGTACGAGGCAGATCAGGCGGAACTGGCCCAGCGGCGCGCTGACGACGAAGCGCGAGCCCAGCGTGAGCATGACGAGCGGATCAGGAAGGAAGCGGCCGAGCAGGCGCAGCGGGACGCCGACGAGGCAGCCCAGCGCGAGCGGGACCAGGCCGAACAGCGCGAAAAGGCGCTGAAGCAGCAGGCAGAGGAATCCGAGCGAGTGGCGAAGCAGGCCAAGGCCGATCAGGAAGAAGCCGAGCGGCGCGCTGATCGTGAGCGCAAGGAAGCAGTAGCCCGGCAAGAGCAGGCAGTAGAGCAAGCGCGGCTGGATGAGAAGAAGCGCGCAGACGATGCCGCCGCCGAGATCGTCCGCCAGCAGGAAGCCCGCGCAGCCGATATGGCGCACCGCGCCAAGATCAACCGGTCCGCACTGGAAGCCTTCACCGCTAACGGCATGACCGAAGCCTGCGCCAAGCAAGCCATCACGCTGATTGTGCAGGGAAAGATCCCGGCCATCGCCCTGACCTACTGAGGCGCCCATGAACACACCACGACTGACCGCCCAGCTCGACTGGATGACGGTAGGCGCGTTCGACCCTGAGCAGTTCAAGGGCGATCAGCGCAAAGAGTACGAAGACGAGGCGATCAAGATTGAACGCCAGTGGGACAACCAACCGATTTAACCGAGGTGACACCATGTTCAAGAAAGCCGAACGCAAGCAGGCAAAACTACGGTTAGCACTTGCCGGGCCATCAGGATCGGGCAAGACCTATTCCGCGCTGCTCATGGCCAAGGGGCTGGGCGGCCGCATCGCAGTGATCGACACCGAGCAGGGAAGCGCCTCGCTGTACTCAGACATAGCCGACTTTGATGTCCTTGAGTTGCAGCCACCTTTCTCGCCAGAGCGCTATGTCGAGGCCATCACTGCGGCCGAGGCGGCCGGGTACAACGTGCTGATCATCGATAGCTACTCACATGAGTGGACAGGACCTGGCGGCTGCCTTGAGGCCAACGAGCAACTTGCCCACCAGAAGTTTCGCGGCAACACCTGGGCGGCCTGGAATGAAACCACGCCACGGCACCGTCAGCTGACCAACAAGATTTTGACCAGCTCCCTGCACGTCATTTGCACCATGCGAAGCAAGACTGAAACGGTGCAGGGCGAGGGCAAGAAGATCGTCAAGCTGGGAATGAAGTCAGAACAGCGCGATGGCACTGACTACGAATTCACGGTTGTGCTGGATGTCACGCACGACTCACACACCGCCCTGGCCAGCAAGGACCGGACGAAGATCTTCGACGCCCCCGAGCTGATCACTGAGGCAACCGGTCACAAGCTGCTGGCCTGGCTTAACTCAGGCGTCAGTCCAGAGGATCGCGCCAAAGAGCTGCTGATCGACGCGATATTCGACATCGCCGCCGCCGCCGACATGAACGCACTTCAGTCGGCATTCAACGCAGCCAAGGCCATCGCCATTGGCTTCGATGACCTGGTTACAAAGGTCGTTGAGGCCAAAGACAAGCGCAAGGCCGAGCTGACGCAGGCGGCATAACCATTCAAGCCCTGGCAGACGCCGGGGCATCCAATCGAGGTAATGAGCATGGCCCGTGGTGTAAACAAAGTCATATTGGTGGGAACTTGCGGACAAGATCCGGAGGTTCGCTACCTCCCAAACGGTAACGCGGTAACCAACCTGAGCTTGGCCACCAGCGAACAGTGGACCGACAAGCAGACCGGCCAGAAGGTTGAGAAAACCGAATGGCACCGGGTGTCGATGTTCGGCAAGGTTGCCGAGATCGCCGGCGAGTACCTGCGCAAAGGTTCGCAGGTGTACATCGAGGGCAAGCTACAGACCCGCGAGTGGGAGAAGGACGGCATCAAGCGTTACACCACGGAAATCGTCGTCGACATGCAGGGCACCATGCAGCTGCTCGGAGGCAGGCCTCAAGAAGGTGACCAGCAGCAATCGGCGCAGCGCCAGCAGCCTCAGCAGCAGCGCCAGCAATCGCAGCAATCCCGACCTCAGCAAAACCAGCAGGCCGCGCCGCCTGACAGCTTCGACGACGACATACCGTTCGCGCCAATGCACCACCTGGCCGGAGCGTAACTATCAGGCCGATGCCGGAATCCCGGCATCGGTCATTCAGCAAAAACCATAGGGGTAACAAATGAACGCAATTATCTTTGACAGTGAAACCACCGGCCTGAAAGACCCGCAAATGGTCGAAGGCGCCTATCTCAAACTCGCCGACATCCAGACCCTGGAAGTCGTCGAAGAATTCCTGCAGCGCTACAAGGCTGATAAGCCGATCGAGCTGGGCGCGCTGGCCACCAGCCATATCTACGACGAAGAGCTGGTCGGCTGCCCGCCGCACACTGACTTCGCGCTGCCCGCCGGCACCCAGTACATCATCGGCCACAACGTCGACTATGACTGGGGCGTGATCGGTCAGCCGGACGTGAAGCGGATCTGCACTCAGGCGCTGAGCCGTGCGCTCTGGCCGGATGCTGACTCGCACAGCCAGTCGGCGATGATCTACCTGCACTACCGCGCCCAGGCCCGGCAAATGCTCCAGGGCGCACACGCCGCGCTCGACGACGTGCACAACTGCCGGATGCTGCTGATCGTCATCTTGATGGAGCTGAACATTCGTAACGGGGTGGCGGTTTCCAGCTTCGAGAAGCTTTGGGAGATCTCCGAAGAGGCGCGCATTCCGACCGTGATCCGCTTCGGCAAGCACGCCGGATCGAAAATCGAAGACATTCCGGCCAGTTATAAATCCTGGCTGCTCGGAACTGACATTGACCCGTACCTGCGCAAGGCTCTGACCAAATAACCAACCAAGTAACCGACAAAGGGCGCCAATGAGCGCCCTTTCTTTTGGGTGCCAAATGAACCAATACAACGACCTCCGAATTATTGACCGATCTTCACTGGCCTCTGCTCAAGAAGCGTTCCTGCGCTCTGGCGGCAAGATCGACGTGCTGCAAACCTTCGAATTCAAACCCCTACCGCCGCGCATCGAGCCTCGGCTGACGCAGGAAGAGATCGAGCTACGACAGATGGCCGATCAGATCCGAACGCTGAGCGAAACGATGAGCAAGACGGAAATGGCCCAGCACATGGGAATTTCTCAGGACCGGATAACGAAGGTCTGCAAGTTGTCGGGGATCAGTCTGCGCAATGGTGCCGGGCGCAACCCGGGCAGCAGGCATGTAAAGCCAGGTGAGGATAAGGCGCTGGTCGAGCGGATCAATGCACTGGCACAGATCGGCCTGAGCAAACTCAAGGTGCGGAATCAGATCGGCATCGGCTGGCACAGGATGGACAGATTGGTGAACACCTACCGCATCGCCTTCCCAGGGCCGTCTTCGTGCGAATGATCAAATCCTTGGTGCGCCAGCGTGCGCGCCTTGACCAGCACCAACTGCCAGCGAGCGGGCTATCGAATGAAAAAGCGCAAACCGAACAACATGCGGGCCAGGGTCGAGCGAGCCTGCCGGTCACTGCTGCGGACCAATCACACCTGTATCGTGAATATCGACCCGAGCGGCAAGCAGTCGCTGTTCAACGTGGCCAACTCCCGCCGAATTATCAGCCATCAAATCGGTAGCGCCATCTTTGAAATAGCGCACCAATGGACGATTTACATCAGCTGCATGTGTATCGACCAGGCCGGCGCCGAATACTGCAAATCAGTCGAGGTCTCGCCAGTAGGTGTTCATCTGGCGGCCAACATATCGGACGTGATCGAGCACTTCTATATCGAGCTGCGAGATTCCTGCAATGCTCAGCACCTGGCTGCGAGCGGCTGGATTGCGATCCCCTACGAAACATCACTGGAAGAAAGGCAGGCGGCTCAGCTGTTCGAGGCCGCCGGGGCATGGAACCAAAGGAAGGCGGCATAACATGGCGAAGAGCACGAAGGAACGGTCAGCGAAGGCCGCGAAGAAGCGCGAGCAGTACGACGAGCGCGAACTGAGACACAAGGTCCGGCCCGGGATTCACCAGGCGATGGACCGCATCCGGGAGCGATCAAGCACCGAAGAAATCAGCGAAGTCCTGCAGCTGGCCATCCTCAAGATGGACGCCATGACTGACGCCGAATTGATCGAGTTCCTGAAGCCTCCGCGCCACGAAATCAAGATCAGCAAATCGTTGCGCGACAAGTTCGACAACGAGTCGCGACGTGAAGCCGGTCATCACGGTGATGACAGTGAGTACGTAGTAATCGAACCGAACCGCCTGCCGCACGGTCCCGACGAATGCGCCAAAGCCCAGCTCGACATCCTCAGCCAGGAGTAACCCGCATGGAAACCACAACCTACACCCACCGCCCGACCGGGCGCACCTACTCGCTGGCTCGCACTTCTGCCGAGTTCGCGATCCTGCATCACCTGACGGGCGGAGCGAAGTTTGTTCGCCGCGGTGACCTGGTAGACGGCAGCGTTTGGAGTGCGAAGGCATGAACATGACAGATCGCGAATTACTGGAGCTTGCCGCCAAGGCTATCGGAGGCGCTTACGACGCACTTACCGGGTCTATCACATTCGACGGCGGCTTCAACTACGAGCAGTGGGAGCCGCTGGTCGAGCTTTCTCAAGCGAAAAGCATTCGCCACAAGCTTTGCCTGAGTACCGGCTATGACGACCGTTTCTTTGGGCCGTGCGCTTATGCCACCTACCCGACCGGGCCAGACTCCTGCAACTCAATCATGCAGCCAGTGGCAGAGACTGGTGGCAAGCGCGAAGCACTGCGCCGCGCCATCGTCCGCGCAGCCGCTGAGATTGGTAAATCCATGCAGGCGGCGAAGCCATGAGCAACCACACGAAGGAAGAATGGCTGGTCGATCGGCAGGACTACTCGATCTGCGTCGAGCGTGACGGGGATTACCTGGCCGTGGCCAACCTCGGCGCCATGGATCACAACGGCATCAAGTTCGTCATCGGCGACGAGTCATGGGCCAATGCCTATCTGATGCGCACCGCTCCGCAGCTGCTGAAGGCGCTCGAAGCCATGCTGGAAAAGGCCTACAAGCAGAACTGGAACGATCAATACCCTGAACTGCTCAAGCAGACCGAAGAGGTGATCGCGCTGGCCAAGGCTGGAACGCCGAGCTGTGACGGCGACGAGGAGCTGATATGAAGTGGATTTACTGGATCAATCGCCGCCTGCCATTCCATGGCCTGCCGATCGCGCGCATCCGGCGTGGTAACGAGACCTGCACCCTGCGAAAAGATGGCTGGGTGATCATCAGCGATGGCAAAAGCTCCGACGCTCTGCCGATCACCTTCTGCGCCCCGGCGATTATCGAAGCGTTCAACGCCGAACTCGCCTAACCCCTACCCCACACAAGAGCCTGCCGGTGTACGGCGGGCGAGGAATTCGACATGCCAAAAGTTATGCGATCAGTCGCTGATCCAAGCGCTGAGTATGGATTTCGAGTCGAGCCGGCGACATATGAGCAGGCTGAAGAGGTGGCCGGGTTCCGGCTTGATCGGCGGCGTAAATATTGGATTACCGAGGACGGCGAAGTCGAGGAAGAAGGGGTTGTGACATTGTCATGTAGTGGGTGCAGCTGCGGATGTGAGGGTGGCTGCGGTTGCGGACCATCGACCGGTTGCAGTGAGTGCGGCTACACAGGCAAGCGGCGCTTCTATTTCGGCTATCCAGCTCAGTCGCCAGAGCAGCGAAAAGAACTTCGCAACCTATAACCACCTTCTGCCGCCCAGCGCGGCACGGGTCTAAACTGTCGGCCAACTAAACGAATCGTCAGGGGTGGCGTATGGCTGCGAAGCGCGGGGTGCGTGCGGCATCGAAAAGCAGTATCGAGATCAGCTTTATGCTGGATGGCGTTCAGCGTCGCGAGCGCCTGCCGCTGGAGCCTACGCCGGCCAACCTGAAGCGGGCGCAGCAGCAGAAGGCTTCCATCGATCTGGCGATTCACCGGGGCGAGTTTGACTATGCCGAGGCGTTCCCACGGTCGAAGCGCGCGGCATCGGCTGTCGGCCAGTCCGGCCAGGTGCCGCTGGGCCAGTACCTGGATGAATGGCTTGAGCGCAAGGCCGGCATCCTGAAGGCGTCCACGCTGGATGGTTACCGCAAGATCGTTTCTGGGGTGCTGGTCCCGGCGCTGGGCTCGCTCCCACTAGCGCTTGTTACGCGAAAGGAGGTCAAGGCGGCCATGGCCAAGATGTCGGCGACGAACAAGCGGCTGGCCAACGTGCAAAGCTGCCTGCGCTCGGCCCTGAGCGATGCCGTGGATGACGAGCTGATCGAATCGAACCCACTGGCCGGCTGGACGTATTCAGTGAAGGGCAAGCCGCGCACCGAGGACGAGATCGACCCTTTCAGTCCAGATGAGCAGCGAGCAATTCTGGCGGCAGCGACCGGGCAATATCGGAACCTGTTGCAGTTCGCCTTCTGGACTGGGTTGCGCACGTCGGAGCTGGTCGCGCTGGAGTGGGGCGACATTGACTGGCATCGAGGAGAGGTGAGGGTGTCGCGAGGGTTGACGGCGGCGGCCAGCGAGGCAGAGACGCCGAAGACAGCGGCCGGGGTTCGTAGTGTGCGCCTGCTGCCCATGTCGTTCGAGGCGCTGAAGGCCCAGCGCGAGCACACCTATATAGAGGGGAAGGCCGTTTTCCACGACCCGAGGCACAACCGGGCATTCAACGGCGACCAGGAGCTGCGTAAATCATTGTGGACGCCGACCATCCGCCGGGCAGGCGTGCGCTACCGGAACCCGTACCAGACCCGGCACACCTACGCATCCATGATGCTGAGCGCGGGCGAGCATCCGATGTGGGTGGCCAAGCAGATGGGGCACGCATCCTGGCTCATGATTGCCAGGGTATACGGGCGCTGGATTCCAACCGATGGCGACTCGTCGGGGGATAAGGCGGTGGCGATGTTTGGGAGTCCTGAGCAGGCTGAAATCAGAAAGCACGGATAATCGAATTCTCTTCTTGCGTTGGTGCACCAACTATCCTATAGTTCATTCCATGGGAGGCGCGGTGCCGACCGAACTACGGAGCACGCCGATATGACCAACTTCAAAGCCGCCGACAAAGCACTGAAAGCAGCTCGCGCATCAGTAAACGCCCTGACCTTCGGCACTGCTGAATGGGAAGCGGCCATGCAGATCGTCCGCAACCTGGTTGAAGAACAGAACGCAGCAGATAACGCGATCCTTAATCACCGTTGCGATTTCAGCCGGTGAACGACTCCGAGAAAGCGCATCAGAAGGATCTGGTGCGACAGCTCTGTACCCAATCGAACAGGGTGTTCCGTCTTGAGCTTTGCGTAGCTCGGCATCTTGAGGGGAAGGGTTACAGCAAAGAAATCGTGAAGTCAGCGCTATCTGAAACCAGACTGGGCAACCTGGAGCCGCTAGCCCAGCTTCTCAGTCAATGAAGTCGGACGACCCAGAATGAATGCCACGAAACCACCAAAGACATCGACCAGTCGCGTCGAGGCGCACGAAAAGAACCTGCTGGCCCGTGGCGGTCGGAGGCTGAGCGGGATCAAGTTGCAGCCTGAAGCCGCTGAGTCTCTGGCGGATCTTGAGGCCAAAGGCGAGAGCGCTACAGCGGCAATCAACCGCCTGCTGGTGCAGGAATCGGAATGCGTGAAGGCCGGGCAGTCCGGCGACAAATAAACGAAGGGGTGAGTGATGCAGCTGACAATGAAGGACGTAATGACGGCGAACTGCCAGATCAGTAATGAGGTGATGCTGACCAGCAACCATTGTGCGGCCCTGGCCAGAGAGCTGAATACCATGCTCGCCCAGCCGCAAGCCGATGCGCCGGCGGCATGGATCAAGCCGGACGTACTGGCAACACTTCGAGGCGACGAGTGCTGCTGCGCCTTCGGGGAGCAATCGCCAAAGGGTAACTTGGTTCCACTGTTCACCCGATCCGATGCGGGCGAGGTTGAGCGGCTGCGGGATGAACTGGAATCTACCAAGGCCGCCCTGCGCGAAGAGATGAAGGACGCATTTGAATTTCAGCAGAAGAATTCGGCACTGATAGAGCTTCTGCGTGAAACCTCTGACTACCTGGACGGTAGCACCAGGAATTCAGTCTGGTGCGACTCGATCCTGCACAAGAAGATGAAGGCCGCCATACAGCCCACCGAATCGGGAGAAAGCGAATGAGCAAGAAGATTCATTGGATCGGCTGGAGTTGTAGCGGTCCAGAAGGCGACGATCATGAATCCTCTTCGGCTTGCGGCGTTGGAAATGGAAACCGTGAGCATGAGGAGTGGGATGGCGCTCGCTTCAAAAGCGAAGTGACCTGCAAGGGTTGCTTGAATTGGCTGGCTCGCCGCGACGCCAAAACTCTGAAATCCCGTGAGGCATTCGCCTCGGAGTATGCATATGACTGATTCGCACCCAATCCCGAAAGCCCTGCGCGACCGCTTCGACCAGATCGAAGACGACATTTGCCGCAACCGGATGGAGCGTGGCGCTGTGTTCACGCAGATGCGTACGGCGGTGCAGGCTCATTTTATGAGCGCCGAACAGGTGGGCGCGATACCAGATGGATACTGCGTCATGCCAAGAAGGCTGACCGCTGAGAGCGGGGCGAAAGCGCTTCTGATCGGAGAGTTCAGCGTTAGTGTCACCCAAGACTGTCCCGAGTGTGTCGATCTGGATGAGCCAGACGAGCATTGCGAAATCTGCGACGGCGATGGCGAGTACGAACAGAAACACATGATTTCATGGGATCAGATCAAGTTCATTTACAGCAAGGCTGTAGAGGGGCTGGCTGCCAGCGCCGAGCCGACCACAATTGCGTATCGTCTACTTGAAGCAGGGGACACGATCGCAGCGACGGATGAGCACCTGGAAGATGACGCGGCCACTTGGTCACCGGTAGGGCCCGGCGTATTCAACGGGATGAAGTACATCAGGGGCGCCATGGTGCCTGTGCGCCGCGCCATCACAAGCGCCGAGACGGCCAACAAGGAGGCCGCGCAATGAGCAACTACGAGCATCAATGCCCAGCGTGCGGCGGCGGTTGCTGCCGAGAATCGGCAGATGTAGGGATTGGGATTATCTATGGCCCTTGGGGCTGTCCGTGCGGCTGGTCAGAGGATGAGCGTTACAACCTGCTTGCCGGCCCGAAGCTTACCGAGCGCGGCGGGATGATCGATCAGTACGGCGGGATAACGCCACGGGAAGCTCTGGAGGATATGCAATGATCGAGGTTCATCGTTATAAAGTCGTGAAGATGCTGTCGGAAGACGGCAACAAGATCGGGTACGAGCCGCATGGCCCTGAGATCGTTCTTGCCTCCAGCTATGACACGCTGCTGGCTGAGCGCGATGCGCTGCGCAAGGATCTCGAATCCCACAAGCGCATGCTTCTGAGCGCTGCCGTGAGCATCGGGACCATTGGCGAGGCCTTGGGCGCCGAAATGGATGACGACCCAAGCGAGCTGGAAGGGTTGGCGGCTGAACTGCGCAAGGACGCCGAACGCTACCGATTCTTCCGAGACAGCCAGCAGGTTTCCGACAACGGGGACGGGTGGAGCGTTATGTACCTTGATAATGGTGCTGGCGGACTTGGCGGCGGAGTTATGCAGGCCGATTTCACTGATCTCGACGAGGCGACAGACTTCGCCATGAGCAAGCAATCACCGAACAAAAAAATGGGTGACTCGAAAGGGACTATCAGTCACGCCTAAATACGGTTTCAGCAGCTTTTCAGCTACCACACCGCTACAGGACACGGAATACAACGACCGACCGGGGGTTTAAATCCCCCCGGCTCCACCACTTTAAACACCAACGAAGCCCGCCCAGTGAGGGTTTCGCTGCATCTGGACCTTGGAATGTTGCTGAGGGTTGTTGTGGATTGATGTCGACTCGCGCCCGCTTCAGCAACTTTTCAGCAGCATCCCTCGCCGCGGCGTCCTGCCGAAATATACAACCCCTCTTTTTGATGGCATCCTTGCGCCCGAACTAAAAGGACTTAACCATGCTCAGCAAAATTTTATGCATCATCCTGATCACGCCCATCCTTGCAGCATTGGCAATTGCCGTTTGCTTTGGTTACCTGCTCTCATTTTTATGCAAGGACCCCGATGTGGTGTCGTAAATAAAGATTTTTAGCCGCCTCGGCGCTCTATCGACCGAACACAATCCCTATTTCGCAATACCGTAATACGCCTGCTGGCAAGTCAAGCCCCTGGCTCTGGCGTGGGCAGCTGCCTTGCTTGCGGCGGCAGTGCAGGAATGGCCGCTGCTTTCACTGGCTGCGAGTCGAGCGGCAAGGGTGTCGGCTGCCCCGCGCAGGCTGTCAGCAGCAGCGCGAGCAGTGGCAGCATCAGCAGTTGTTTGGTTGATGATCTGTTGTCCATCTTGAATCGCCTTGTTGATTGACTGTTGGCGGGTTTGTTCTTTGGCGCGCTCGGTCGCCTCGTTCCGCGCTACGGACTCGGCATCCCGGGTATCGCGAGCGTTCCATTTGGCCTGCCATTCGGCGTCCTTCACCGACAACCCGTGGTGATAGATGCCGAACAGCGCGCCGGCCACCAGCAGCGCCGCAGCTATATAAGGAAGGAGCCGCAGCCAGAGTGTCATGGCAACACCTTCAGCGCGGCGTAATAGAAGGCCGCGCGCTCGTCCTGCCCGTTCAGGCCGCCGTTGATGCGTCGGGTGATCATCTCGAACGACCCGGAGTCGGCCAACGCATTCAGGTTCCGAGAATTCCAGAACCACGCCGCTGACTTGCACGCCCACTCGGCCTGCTCCAGAAGCTCAGGCGTCCGTAACAGACGATCATCCCCGAACAGCGCCTTGCTGCACGCGAGGTAGTTGTCGTGGCCGGTGATCTGGATCAGGCCACGGCCTCGGTACTTCTTCCCGTCACCGTCAGCCTCGGGCGTATTGCCCAAGCGCGCGGCCAGCGCGCCGGTGTCGTACTTGCTCAGGTACTGGTCGCCGCCCAGCTCGCGCACGTAGCGGAGCTGGCCGGACTCATGACCGACCTGCGCAATGAAGGCGGCCATGCGAAGCCGAGTGTTGATCTGGTACTTGTCCATGGCCAGCGTGAGCGCCGAGGCGAACACGCCAGCCTGCTTTCCGGCGTTCGGGAGGATCTGCAGCAGCTGCTGCGGGGTGATTGGCATTCCTTTTCTCCAGGCGAAAAAAAGCCCGCACAGTGGCGGGCATGGACATGGCGGCTATAGCTACATCGAGTCGGCGGCGCGAGCCATAGGGCTGGCCTCGATCACCGGGACAACTGGCTCAGCCGGCCACTCTGGATTGGCGGGCCATGACGCTTTGGCAGTCACCTTGCCCAGTGCGAACTTGTAGGCCTTCCAGGCCTTCAAGTTGAGTAGCAGCGCGGCCTGCTCGGCTTCGTCCTCTTCGGTCGCCTCCCCTGCATCGATGCCGTAACTGATCGTATCAATGCGGTCCTGCATACGCGAAATTTGCGCAACGGCCTTGGCGTTCTTCGCGGCAAGCTCCGCTTTGACTTCGGACAAGTGCGCGGCTTGGGCGGCGGAAACCTTCATCTCTCTGGTGATGAGTAGTGACCAGTCGATCACGCCAACGCTTGACTCAAATGGAGCGGGCGGTGGATCTGGCAGCACCGGATCAGCATCAGTTGGCAGCGGTTGAGGAAAAATGACCTCACCGTCTGGAACATTCAGCAGAGGATGCGGGAATGCTTGTTCAGGGCTAAAGTTCCATGGATTGGGCAGAAGTAACGCCAAAGTCAGATCTTCATCAATTTTTTCAATGTCGCCCGCAAACCATTCAGACTCTATTGCAGACCAAGGCAGCGTGTCGCCACTGGCCATTCGAGAGAAGTCGAAGGATTTTCCGTTTAAGACCAACACATCACCAGATTTAATTGCAGACAACGTGTCGTCACGACGTTGCGGGGACAAAACAATTTTCATATCAATACCACCTGCCCACGGCAATTAGACTTGCTGTATAGGTACGAGATCCCACGTTGAAAGGGCCAACAATGTAGAGCGGAGGAAAGTTTGCTAATGTTGGATTTCCACCCTCGGCTATCCAACTGATGCCGGCAGAATCTTCAAGTGTTGCAGTTACCGTTGGTAGCTCACCAACAAAGGTAGCGGCCATGGCGGTAGCGGCTATTCCTCCCGAGTAAAACAAATTGCCTGCCGCTATGCTCACAGCAACTGTCAGCGACAATCGCCGATGGCAAATCATCGTCCCGTCTGCATACTTCACGTAGCGACCGACTGCGTTACTTGATTGCTCAATAATGGCGCCGGTTGGCACTCCACCGCTCTGACTTAGCGATCCTACTATGTTCGATCTATCGAAGGTAAATGCAATGGGCTTACCGTTCGCCCTGGTGTAGTCGAGGCATAGCCAGTTCCCGCCGCCAAGACTCAGAAACTCGGCGATGTCATTCGCCGTCGTGGTAATGCTTGCCCCGCTCGGAAGGATCAGCGATGTGGCGTTATGAGTTAGCGCCAGCGCACCAGTAAACCGGACCGTACGCCTAGCCCCAGCAGCAACTGTGCCCAGGCTAGTAATGGTGGTTGCTCCGCTGACGGTGACTACGTTGGATGCTGCTGCGCCAATATCCACCGTCGCCGCCGAAGCCAATGCGACCGGAGTTGCATCGTTGATCGCGCCAGTCATTTTTCCGCCAGTAAGCGGCAGTCGAGCATTCGCTTGAGCTTGAAGTTTCCCAAGGGATGCGAGAACGGTATCAGTAGAAACTACTGGCGCCCCATCCGTCGCAACCATCCCCTGAAGCACGACTCCGCGAACCCGTGCATCGGTGAAATATTTGTTGATGTCACCCTCATTTAGGCCGTCGGTATTGGTCAGCGCTGCAAGCTGTGCGCCGAATTGATTGACCAGTGCGCGAAGCGCATCGGCCGACTCTTTGACGTATCCCTGCATCGGCGCCAGCGCATAGACGCCGGAAGCATTGGTCGCGCCCTGATAGTTTGGCGAGATCGACAAGGCCGTATCGCTGGCAATGTTGATGACTTCATACCAGCCACCGTCAGGGCCGCGGAAGGCATCGCCGACCCGGCTGTTAGCAATGAAAGCGGTACCTGTGCCGATCACGGCGTTCGAATTTAGGACGACAGAAACCGTCCCGGCCTTGTACCAGGGCATAGAGTATCTCCAGAAAATTAGGTTTTCAGGCCAGCAATTTGGCGCAGAGGAATGGCCGGTGACCTTGGTCGGTCCAGGCAGTTGTGGCGAGGCTGTACAGCATGATGCGGCCGTTGGCGTAATCGACGCCCAGCGCGCAGCCACCACCCGACGCATCGTTATGGCAGTTCATGGCGAACGGGTTCAGGGATACGTACTCTCCCACACCGAGAACCTTGTTAATCCCCCAGAAATACCGTCGACCAACCGTCAATTGCTCAGTGCCGAGGTACGTCCAGTTGCCTGCGGCAAAGGTCACGACCACCGCCGGAGCACCGCTGTCATAAACAAGCGCCGCGTTCTGGTCCCACAACCGAAGCCCATAGGCTGCAGTACCCATGGACGCCCAAGCGGCTACGAAATACTGGCCGCTTAACGTGGCGTAGACGTTGGATGCCTTCATGGTAAATCCGGTCCAGTTTCCCGGCCCGCCGGTGAACCACACATAGATCGGAACCTGAATTACTCCCTGATCCGGGCGAATGAACACCAGCGGCGGATCCTGGCTTGTGATTGCTCTGGCAAACACCCCGGACGCATTGGTAGTTCCTGAATACGTCCCCTTGGTGAGCATGCAAAGCCTGGGGGCTTCGGCGTCAATCTGAACAAATGCATTGTCGTTGATGCTCTGAAATCCAAAACTCATGTCGAGTACCTGATCGCGTAGGCCTTGGCGACGATCCTTGTCTGGAGTGTCGAAGCGCTGGATGATGGGTTTTTAGGAAGGACGACGACCTGCCCTGACGAGGTGGTGACATACGGATAGGATTTTATGTTCCCGCTCCCGTCCCCCTCCGATGACTGCACATCCTGCGCCCTAGTCGGAATGATCATGAACACGCAGGTGGTCGGGTTGAATCCTGGAATGCTCAGCGTGTAGCTGGGCACAGACCCACTGAAGTCGATCACTCCCTGCCAGATAACCTGATAGGTGAAGCTGCTGGTGTCCATGGATAGGCCACCGTTTTCATCAAAAACACGCAGGCCATAAGCCATTTTTCACCCCAGATAGCCGAGCCGGACACGCAACACGTTGTTCGCGTCGTAGACCGAGACGTTAAGCGCATTGATCACCAGCCGCCCCTGACCGGGGACGATGCCATTGATCTCCAGCGTTCCGTCTTTATTGAGAATCCAGCCTTGCTGGCCGGCAACGTAGTTGGTCGAGCTGATGTAGCTACCGATCTTGGCATTGGTGATGGTGCCGTCCTGAATGTACGCCGAGTTCATAAACACCTGGCCACCAACCACCGCAAACGGAACCGAGACGGTGCCGCCTGCGATGGTGTTAACGATGGCGAAGCGATCCGCACTCACCAGAAACTGGCTTTGCAGGCCGGCGCCAGTGTTCTCGATGCCCAAGCCGATGCCGGCCGCGACGTACTGCCCGCCCGCCGTCACCTGCATCTTCACCGACCACATGGTCGATAATTTTCCGTTGGTGTCCGCGTAGGCAGTTGCTGTTTGCTGGATAGCTGCACTGTTCTGCTGGATATCTGAACCGTTTTGTCCAACGGTAACGCTTAGCTGATCGATCTTCGTTGCGGTAGCTGACTCGTTCGTGACCACCACCTGTTCCAGTTCGGTGATGTTTGCCGCGTTCTCGCCAATAGCGACATCGAAGGTCGTGATCCGCTGCGCCATCGCTTCGTTTTCAGAGGTGCGAACCTTTGATTCGGAAGCGATCGCCGCGGTGCTGGTCCAGCCCTTCAAGGCATCCGCAAGCTCCCCTTCCCCGTTGTCGTCACGGGAAGAAGCGCGCAGCGCCTGGAAGGCTGAAGCCTGAGCAGTGATCACGCCTTCGGTCTGAGTCACCCGAGCATCCAGCGCCGAAGTGACAACCGCCTGGCCAGAAACTGACACAGCCGAGTTGCCCGCCACAAATGGCGAAGGCGTCGAGCTGGTGTTCGCCCCCGCCATTTTCTCGATCATGATGCTGTCGATCGTGATCTCGGTACCGGCCGCCAAGGCAGACATGTTCGGGTAGATCGTGATCGCTGCGCGTGCGAACGCGGTGGCCGTGCACACGAACACCATCCGCTGCCGTGTCGTGCCGTAGGTAGCATTCGCCGAATAGCGGTGGGTGCCGTTGTACATCGATATACGCATGGCGCCGACCGCTGAGGCCTTAACGTACATGGAGACCAGGTATGAACCGGGCTCCAGATCGATGTTCCAGCCGGCGATGTTGTTCGTCGGCGAAAGCATCAGAAACTGGCTAGTGGATGTGCTGGCCGTTGTCAGCTTGATACCGAAACCCGATGAGGCTTCGGCCACGGAGATGCCCGCCCGGGCAAGGCTAGATCCGCTGACGGTTGCCGGCAAGGTCACCGATGTCAGCCAGCTGTACTTGTCCACAAGCAGGTTGGTGCCCGCCGCGCCCAGACCACCTATGCTGGTCTGGATGCTGGTCAGCGACTGTCCCTGCGCCGTCAGCGTATCGCCCTGCTGTGTCACGGTGTTGCTCAGAGCGGTAACTGTTGCAGCCTCGGCCTTTGTCGCTACCTGCGACAGCGCGGTCGCAGCCGCAGCCGCAGCATCTGTCGCAACCTTATCGGACACGGCCAACCACGCGGAACCGGTCCAGCGCTTCGGTGTGTTTGCGCCGCCAGTGATATCGATCCAAAGGTTTTGGGCCAATTGATCGGCAGCTGCCGGCGCAGCGGTCTGCACAAGCACCTTGCCCTTGCCGCCCGCTAGGGTGTTCGCAGCATTCGCAGCGGTTTGCGCCGCAGTCACGTTGGTATTGGTGGTGGTAAGGCTGTTGTTGAGCCCGGTAATCGCCGTGCCTTGGCTGCTGATTGTTCCTTCTGCCGAGCTGACTCGGGTGGTCAGACTGTTCAACGCCGAGGCGTCAGCCTTGCCATTCAGCGAACTTTGTAGGCCTGTAATGGCCGTGCCTTGTGCGGTGTTCACTCCTTCGATGCTGGTGATTTTGGTTTCTGTAGTGCTGACACGCGCAGCTAGGCCGTTCGAATCGGTAACGACCTGCCCCACATCCAGCCAGTAAGTAGTGTTTGGCGGAGCGTTCGCCCCGGTCAAATCCGCAGGCACCGCAATCTTGGCCTGGTACAAACGATCATTCAGCCGAGTGGATGAACCGGCTTCATAAGCTTTGTCCTTTTGATACTCGGCCGAGTTAGCAATGTCGCTGACCTGATTAATCTGCTCCTGAAGTTGGTCGGTGACTTCGGTTACCTGGTCGTCCAACTCCTTAAGGCGATAGTTCACCGAGCCCAGAAGGGTTGACGGCCCGTCGATCAGCTCAATCCGGCCTAGCAAGTTCTGGCCAAGCTCAGTCTCGGAGATCTTCCCCGCCAAAGAGGCCAGGTAGGCGGAAACGTCATTGGAGGTCGAGGTCGGCACGCGCAGGAATGCACTTTTCCCGTAGGCATTCGACGAGCGCACGAAGTAGTAATAGTTCGTGTAGAACGCCAATCCTGTGTGGGTGAACGACAGACCTCGACCGAGGAAGTCGGCATCGTCCGCAGTGGCGGTTGGCGAGGTACTGAAAAAGTACTCGTAGGTTCCGCCATTTAGCCCGTAATTCGGGTTCTGCGGTATCAGAACGATGTTGTCGATCGATGACTGAACTACGCACGATTCAGGGATCGGCGGGCCGCCGATGCCGACCGTGATCGTAGCCTCGCCCGACCGCGCCATAGGCCCTAGTGCCGCCACGCTCATCGTGTAGCTGCCTGACGGCAAGCCATTGATGAGGCATTTGGTCGATGTCGCCGGGACGTTGTGCGACTGAACCGCTGTAGCGCCCTGCCGAACGATGACCACGTATTCCGAGATGATCCCGCTTGGCGGCGCCCAGGAGAGAACCCCCTGAATGACCTCCGCCTCATCGCCCGCCGCCCATACAAGACTGGTAGGCGAGCCGAGGCCGCCGGTAGGTAGATTAATGAAGCCCAGCGGGTTGTACGGCTGACCTACTGCATCGTCGAAGATGGCCGCCTCATACTGCTTAACCTGGACTGTGCATCCTTCGCTGTCGCCCATCGACCAGTCCGAAACAATGAATTCCCCGAGGATATTCAGAGACGGCAGGTTGACCCGCACCACGCGCCCCGGCCGACAGTTGTAGCCGGAGAAGTTCATTGGAATGCTGATTGCCCCGCCTGCGCGGCGCCGGCGCAACTCCATGTTCGCCAAGCGTTGGGCCTGGTACGGATCAGTGACGTAGGAGTAGGTCAGCGTTTCCGCTGCCTCACCACCATCCTCAACGATCCATTCTGCAACACTGACTTCGGGGTAGTCGGTTTCCGTCCAAGACTGATCGGGGTCGATGAATGTGCCCCGAACGGTGTTGATTGCCGAATCATTGGTGGGCTCGGTGCTGCCCGTGACCGTGCCGATAACCATGTCTTCGGTGATTTCGAAGTCATACGGCCCGTAATAAGCGCCAGCCTGAAACATCCAGCGGCCGCCGACACGTATCAGGTGACCGCCAGAGGCCGCTTCAAGCTTCTGCAGAACACCTGTGCGCTGTTCGTCCGCACCGATCACGCAGCCGCTCCGATAGCGCTGGCTGGTCGATCCGTCGGCATTGGTAAGCGCTTCGTCGCACACGTTGGACGCACTGGCGAAGGTTTCGAACACGATCTCGTCGTCAGGCACACCGCAACGCGCCCGCAGGAACCAGAGCAAATGCAGCGCGGTATTGGCGCTGTAAACGGCGGTGCCGGTGCGTGGGTCGTAAATATCGTTCCGGCCGCGCACTACAAACCGAGTATCCGGGATGCCCGAGGGGAATTTCTCGGCGCTGTACTGCAGCGAAACACGAACGAAGGACAGGCCGCGACCGATCTGGCTGTCCTTCCAGTCGGGGCAGTTGGCCTTCAGGAAAGCGTTAACCTGCGTCGGATTGACAATCAGCTCATAGCTGGCCAGCGGACCAAACGCACCGATCTCTTCTTCGCCGAGGTAGATGTTTTCAAGCGCATCGATCGGGCCTTCGGACAGCACGTATACCAGGTGCAGCCACTCGCCCTCACCTTGCGCGCCCGATTGCTCCTGAGCCCAGACGAGAACGCCGCCGGTGGAAACGCGGCCGAGGATGAAGCGAACCGGAGCCTTCGACGACCGCACGGTCTGCGCGGATGGCTCGTTGTCACGCAATGGTGACTTGGTGTTGAGCTTTTCCTGTTGTTCGGCTGCGTAGAAGGCCAGCGCCGCACCGGCCACCGCTCCCCACGGTCCGCCCTGGGCGAAACCAACAACAGCACCAATTACAACCGAGGCAAGTTTCTTTACTCCGCCGCTCATTCAACCCTCCACGCGGCCAGTGGCTCGCATACGACACGGGCTGCGCCGTCGTCGGTTGTTGCCCAATAGTCGCCAGCCCAGAAAACAGCCATGCTTCGGCCGCCGGGCGCGTCGTACATCACAACATCGCCGCGCTGGATGAAGGTCAGCGGAACACGCACAAAACAGGCGTCCCAGGCCGCTTCGAGGCTTCCGTGCTGCTTCTTCAGCTGTCGCTTGGCGCCCGTCTCTGTCGTGTACTTGCCGCGGTACTGCTCGGCTGGATCGATACCGCAAACAGCTGCCGCGCAATCGGCCGCGAACAGGCAGCAGTCAAATTCGCCCCATGAAAAAGGCCGCTCTTGGGCGGCCTTGATCACGTCGTTCAGTCGGGTTGTCCAGTCTCGGTAGCGCATGGCTAGCTTCCATAATTGAATGTCGGTGCGTCCTTCTTCGAGCCCCAATAGATGGGCCACTCGGACATCTGGGCAATGGCGAAGAAGAACCGGTCGCCGTCATGGCGTGCTCGGTGGTTTTCGTCGGTGAAGCGCTCGGTGCCGGTGCGGCTCCACTCGGCCATACGGTCAATGACTGGGACGGTGATGCTGTTGCCGTCCTGGCCGCTGCCGGAGAATGAGAACTTTGCAGCGTCCATCCGACCCGAGAACAGAATGTCCGCCGCATAGTTGCCGGCCTCGTCGAACACCACGAACATGACTTTGGCCATCCGCCCGCGGCATCCGCGCACATTGGTCTCAGACAAGATGTAGGTATCCAGGCCGCTGAGGGTCAGCTCGACCGACATTGGCGACCCGGAGTTGTCGCTTTCCTGCGACTGGCTGACCTGGCCGAAATTGCCAACGCCTTGATAGGTGATGCCGTCGACTACCAAGTCACCGGTACCGGTGTGCGCGAAGACCATGCCATCGAAGAAGTCGAGCTGCACGGCGTACACGGGCATGAACTTGCCGGTGGCGATGATGTTCACCACGCTCTGGCTGAACGGGAATGCTGAGGGCATCAGAAGGCCTCCCTGAATTGGTAGCTGCCGTTCGCGACGACAGGGCGGACGGACATGGACCAGGTGTCAGAGGTCATGCGCATTTCTGAGTACGGATTCAGGTACTCGACCGCCGTGCCAGCGACAAGCGTCTTGCGGATGCGCTTATTGAGCAGGACGGTGACTCGCCCCTGCGCGTCAGACGATGCCGGATCGGTAACCTCGAACATTTCTCCGGCGACAGTGATGTAGTCACCAGCGCTGAAAACGGCCGTGCTTGGCGGGGCTCCGGTGATGAGCATGTTCCGCGCCTGCGCATTGCCAGTGACGACCGTAAGCGCACCAATGCTCGCCGTCCGGCGCCGAGTGAAGGCCGGTAGATTGAATGCCCCAAACATCCCGTCCAGCCGCCCAAGGAACGCCGACAGTTCTCGCTCCTGGGCTCTGGTCAGCAACCCGAAGGTTAGCGTGCACTGCCAGTAGGCGCCCGGGTAGCCGATGATCTGCTGGGCATTCGAAAGCGTCGAAGTGAACGCCCTGCTGTTGTTGACGATGCCCCACGTCATTTCTGACGGACACAGCGAAGCCGGCCACGTGAGAGCCATGCAGTACTCCTTAAAGGCTTAGCGCCGAGCGATAAGCTGGCGGATGGTTCCGTTCATCTTCAGGTCGCGGACGACCATTTCATAACCACCCTTCGCCCCCTGCATGGCCGCCTCCTTGACCATGTTGACGGTGGCGTCATCAGGGGTTCCTTGGAACTGGAAGGTTTGATGAATAACCGGCGAAGTACTCGATGCCGATGAGATCGGCGCGACATTGGACGAGGATGCCGCCGCGGTCGATCCGACGTAGCCGCCATCCGCATACCCTTTCGAGTTCGCGTTCATGCGCTCGAGGAATTCCCGGGCGCCCGGCTGACTGACAACATCCTTGCGCACGACAAACTCGCCGCCATGCACCACGCCCTTCGGCTCGAACTTGCCGCCGTCGCCGGTGTAGCCGCCGTCTGAAAAATATTGAGACGAATAACCTGCCGTCGACGCACCCAGGCTGGAAGATGTTGCGCCAGCCGAGCCAGCCGCCAAGCCATTGCCCGCAGCGGATGCGCCAGCACCAGCAAAGCCGCTGAACAGAGTGCTAAAGATGCCCACCGCCGCCTGACGAATTTGGATGCGGATCAGGTCGGCGATGATGCCGTCGGCCAGATCCTTGAACGACAGTTTGCCAGTCCGGGCGAACTGGATGATTGCGTCCTCCATGCCGGAGAAGGCGCTTGTGAACATATCGCGGGTTTGCCCTGCGACATCAGCGCCCTGCTCTGCGTAGTTCTGAAATGCCGACGAGGCGCCGATAGACCAATCCGACTGCGCCCTATCGACGTCCGAGTAATACTGCCGCTGCATGGCCAGGCGGTCAGCCAGGCCCTGCTGAATTACCGCATTCTCCTTGGCGTACAGATCAGGGCTGATTTTCCCGGTGTTGCGCTGCTCCAGGAGGTCGGCCGACTGCCTGGCGTAGTCGCGCTGGATGGCCATGTCCTGCTTGAGCCGCTCCCGCGCCTGGTCGCCCAGGCCTATGCCGTCAAGGTTTGAATCCAGCCCCTCTTTGGCGGTGCTGAGTCTGCTGTTTTGGTTGGCCTGGAAGGCGGCCAGCTTCTCGACTTCCTCCTTGGAGGCCTTTCGTAGCTCGACCTCCTTCTCAAGCGCAGAGTTCTTCTTGAGCTGGGCGGTGATCAAGTCCTGACTGGCCAGTAGCGCCTTTTGATCGGCGGTGAGCGTGCTTTTCGACTTGATGTCGGCCAGCTGCTGCTCCCACTTGATCAGGGCTTGGGCCTGGGCGCCGAGCTTTTCATTCTTGATGCCCTGGTCGCTGATCGCAGCGTTCTGCTGGACGAGTACGGCGTAGGCCTGTCGCGACGAGTCGAGCATTTTCATGCCGGCGTCTTCGCTGTAGGCCTTGGCTTTCGGCGTCTTCGGCTGTGATTTGTCGTATTTAGCCTGGATGTTTGATACGACACCGTCGATATCAGCCTGCGATTTCCCGGCCTCAACCCCAAGCTTTCTGGCTGCCGCAATGTCCCTGGCCAGCTTTGCCTGCTCGGTCATTTCCTTTTTGGTCAGCGCGTTCCATTTCTCATCCGCAGAGACAAGCGCCTTTCTCTCCTGAACCTCAGCCGAGATACCTTCCTTCTTCTGCGTCTGCGCATCGACCGCCGCCTGAGCCAGCGAAACCTGCTTCTCAAGGCCGGCGATCAGGGCTTTGTCGCCAATCTTCTGCGCTTCCTGCAGCTGCCCCTGAAGGTGCTGGAGCTTGAAAAGTTCAGGGCTGGCGGAAAGCCCGGCCTTCAGCTCATTCCAGACGCCAGAGACGCTGGTTTTTACGTCATCCCACGCCCTAGCCAAGCCGCGAGTGGATTCGACCATCTCCTTGTTGCGGGCGCCCATCTCATCAGCCACGGCCCCGGCCAGAATCTTGATAGCACCCATGCGATCGCCCTGCTGCTCAAGGGCGCGGACCTGCTCAAATACGGCCAGCGTGATAACGCCATACTTGTCGCTGTACTCGGCAGCCAGGTCAGTCACACTGCCTTTGGTGCTGGACAGCTGGTCGGCGATGTCGGCAGCGCTCTTTCCGGTTGCGACAGACATCTCTGTTGCCGCCCGAGCGACTTGCGTGAATGCCTCTCCGGTCAAGCGACCATTGCCGGCCAGCGCCAGAACAGCCTGGCTGGCTTCGTCGAAATTGCGCCCGCCTGCAATGGCGTTCGACAGCGCGATCAGGTCGTCAGCCGTCTTGCCGGCAGCATCGCCGGACATGGTCAAGGCTTTACGGTACTGCTCGGACTGCTCGTAGCCCTTGTAAGCGGCTAGGGTGAACAGTCCAACGGCAGAGGCGGCAATCGTGAACGGGTTGATCAGGCCTGCGACGTAGCCACCCAATGCCTTGGCAGCCGGGCCTACTCCGCCGAACATGTCTTTGAGCTGGCCGCCTTGTTGCAGAAACACGGTCAGAGGCGCCTGGCCGCCCTGGAGCGACGTGGCGATGTCGGTGAATTGCGCCGGCACACCACGAAGGGCTGCCGCTGTCTGCTTGGCTGTGTTTCCGGTGCGGGTCAGCGAGTCGTCAAACCGCGAAAGGCCTGTGCGGGTCGAATTTATCTTCGACTGGTATTCGTTATAAGTGTCGGTATCGAGCTTTC